GGACCTTTTTCAGTTCTAGCCAAGAAACATGATACTCCTAAAAGAGGAGTAGTCTGTTGAACATTGTTGTTCTCGAATTTAAAAACAACGCTTGGTGATTTTGACATATCCTTGTGTTTTATAGGTTATACATTAATTTAATTAATACCCGTAAGTATCGTTACCTTACGGGTATTATTAGAAAATTAATCCTCTTTATTCTTAAATAAACCTCCGATAGCCTTAATCACATCATAGAAACCACATCCTGATAAACCAGCAGCTAATCCATAAATTAATACCTGGTAGAAAGGATAGTTTTCCAATAATGGTGTAAGTTGTAATCCCCAAGCTATAAGACATACAAGAATACCTACTAAGGCAGATATACCAATCTTAGCAAGTTTGTTGTCTTTGATAGCTGGGATTACCTTTAGTATCTGAGTAACCAAAGATGATACCAAAGTTACTATACCCGTAAAGGTACCCAGATTGATTACGAACTCTGAACCAGTTGAAGGTTCTACTTCTGCAGCAAACAATGACACTGGTAAAATGAGTGCCATCAGCATAAACACTAACTTTTTCATTTTAGTAAATTTTTGAGTTAAACATGTATATTGAGATTGAGCATCTCCTCGTCCTTTTGGTATTCTGGTCCTAGTAAAAGACTTATATCTTTTATAGGTATTAGATCCCCCATTTCTACCAGTTTTTCTGGTATAATACCATCCTTACATACATATTGGTATACCTTTTCCAATAATCCATGGGATTCATCTGGATGGTCATAGAAATTACCAATCTCTATAAACAGATTCCCAGTAGGAGCTATCCTACCTTTATCCCATTCTTCTAAATTATTGAAGTAAGGTCTTATATATCCCCTAGTGGGTAATGCTTCATGAAGAATAGAGTGAAGTAATCTCATATCATTCTGAGTAGTTGCTACCAGATGAATATCGATAGTGATATCCTTGGTTTCATACGGGAACTCTGACATCTGATAATTGCCTGCCTCTAATTTATCTCCAATGATATATTTCTCTACTCCAATATCTCCAGGATAATAAGCAGTGCTTTCTATAGTTATCCTTGGACAAGTTTTAGGACCTCTTACCTGGTTATTACCTATACCAAATAAGTAAATGAACTTATCTATTGCTTCCTTATCTTCTTGGAATCTCTTTTCATTCTCTTGTGATAAAGGTAAATAATCCTCAGGATTAAGTCCCATCTTCTTTTCTAAGAGAACATTCAATAAGCATATATAGAAGGTTCTCTCTACTATCTCTTGTGAATTTACCATAATTACCTCCTATCTTATTTTCATTACATAAGCCAATACATAATAAGGAGGTCTATTCTCATGAGGACTACCTCCTCCGGTTACTTGAGTATCTGCTGTATAATCTGAGTCAGGCCTAGTATGGTTAGGGAATGGTCTCTTATTAGAATTGTCCCCCCATTTCTCCTCTTTAAATGTAATCTTATGACTATGTGGTGGTATTTGATCTAAAGTAAGAGTTACTAGGGCTTCTCCTCCCATGTTACCAATGGTATTATAATCCTGATTACTTGGATCATACCCTACTACAAATCTACCTCTTAAGTCTGGAACACTTATATAACCAGCTTTAGTAGAAGCAGTATTATACTTATCTCCAATAGCTTTATATAATTCTGGGTATTCTGCTATACTTACTTGACTTCCATCACAAAGTACATAACCTTCAGGAACTCCAGAACCAGACCATAATTGGATAAGACCAATATCCCCTCCAGCAGTGTTCTCTTTTTTACCCTGTCTACAAGTTACAACTACAGTTTTACCTGATTCATCCTGTATGAAAATTACTTGGCCAAGTTTATCATTATGAGTATTATCGTTTAAGCTCATGATAAGAGTAGTACCAGAGCCAGATACATCTCCCGAGTTTTCCCTAGTATAATTTACATTAACTGGATCACCAACTTTCTTTCCATTGATTACCATTTGTTTAGTAGATACAATAGTAACCTCTTTACTTTCTCCTGTAGGCTCAAAGTATAATTCAGTGGGTGAAACTCTGAAAGTGTATTCATAATTGCCTTCCCCTTTCTTGTGGATAAGCTTTACTTCTTTAGTTGACCCATCTACAGCTTCTACTGTTAAGATCTGAACTATATCTTTGTCCGTAGCATTCTTTTCTTCTGGTGTTACCGTTATAACAGTCCTACCTGAACCTTGATTTTTACTTATTGTAAATCCCATTATCTATATTTCCTTATTTCTTTACGAAGTTCTCTTACTATAGTTTCCTTCAGAACCTTCTTACCACCAACTTGTTCGAAAGCTGGTGCCCATAGAGGTCTTGGAGGTAAATTACCACCTCTAGAACCATACTCTAACATGATAGCTACTTGGTTCAATGTTCTTTTACTAGTCCTATCACCCTTTCTGGTTTTCTTAAGGTTAGTAGGTATACCTACGTAAGTTCGATTCTTCTGTTTTACTATTTGTACTGATCTCAAATACTGACCCGTATAATTCAAAAGGGTATGCTCTCCGTATCGTTTAATGGTATTAGCCGAGTGAGGATCCCAATGAGTTCCTCTTGGAGGAGTACCCGTTCTTAAGCATTTTTTCACAAGTCTGAGAAGTTGATTGCCGAATTTCTCAGTAGCTCTATCATAGGCATTTCTCATGATAGATGGAGTTTCGGCAATCAACTTCTCAGCTCTAGCCTGTTCTTTTGGGTCAGTATATATCTGTAAGTCTCCCAAGGGAGTACTTATAGTTATGTTTACTGACTTACTTGCCATCTGGATTTTCCTTCGGTTTATTCAAGCCAAGTGAATCCATCATAAGATTTATGGCTTGCTGTTGTGATTGTAATACTGATACTACATCTTTCCTGAATGAAGCGAATTCTTCATTGAATTGACTACCATTAGTGGGCTCCTTGTTTTCAAACATAGCAAGGATATTATCGCATTCCTTTATTATGTTCTCGTATTTACCTACATTATTAATAATACCAAGAGCCTGTGACCTTTGCAATGATACTTCGTTTACAATATTACTTCCAATTAGAGTGTAGTACACATTGTTATAAATACCCTCATTCCCATCCGAAGGTAAATATACTGTTACTGTACCAATGGAATCTTGAAGAACAATTTCTATAAGATTAGAAAAGCCATCACCATTTTCATTAGCTCTGGGTTTACTTTCTCCTACCTTTACTACTTTAGCTCGGTCAAAGATTGGGTACATTGATCTTCTGTCTCTTTCTAGAGTAAAGACTGAATCTCCTCTTTGTAATGATTTAAATTTCATTTCTTCCATACTGCATTATTTTTATTGATTAGACTTAATCCCATTTGAACCATACTGGGATTCTGTTTCATAAATTCTACTAGGTTCAAGAAATTATAGTATTCATAGATATCTATCAGTCTTTGTGCTTCATCGGCTACTCTCTTTGCTACCTCTAAATTAGGAGCCGGTAGTTGCATTTGGAGAGTAAAGGTTTGTAGTTTATTATCTTCTTCCATGTTTCTTACTAGATTAAAACGAAAAAAGGGAAATACCCACTACAGGTACCTCCCTTTTCCCTAATCAACTTTAATAGAAATTATACAGTTTTATTACCTAAAGCCTGTACTACCGAGTTAATAATGTTCTGATCTCTTTGAGCATCAACTACTCGATTCAGTCTAGCAATTTCTTGGTCTTTTGCAGTGTTCTCAATCAGACACTTAATCTCTTGCTGGCCTTTCATTACCTCGCAATGATTACGTTCTGCCTGAAGAGCTAATCTGTTTTCGGATTCTCTAACTAAGCTCTTAATTTCACAGCAGCAATTTGACTGTTGATGTTCCATCTGGCAAAGACGATCCATAACCCGATTGAACCCTGCTCCCATTTGATCACGAGAATCCCGGATATCAGAATTAGTCTTATAACCAAGATCACAAAGGCCACGTTCAGTAGCAAAGCGATTGTTAAGTACTTCTTTACCTACACCCTCTACTTGTCTAGAAACTCCTGCAACTTCAGAAGTAACTCCACGAGCAGCATCAGATATGTCTTTGTAAATACCAGCTTTTGCTTCCTGAACAGTAGATTCCACTTTTTAGATATCAGCTTTTGTGTCATTGATTTTGTCCCACACAGAAACTGCAGCAGCACCAAAACCACCACCTACTAAAGCTCCACCGACAGCACCCCAACCGGAGCCCCATCCTCGATTATTACAACATTCATCACTATAACGATTACGATCCGCAACCACTACAGTACCTTCACCAGATTTAACTTCCATAATGATTTAGTTTTAAAGTTAATAATTAAATTTATCTATCAATAAATGTACTAGTGTTGTGTTTAGGATTAAATTGTCTAGGTGGGCCAAGAAGCATCCCAATGATGGGTATTATTCCCCTCTTCAATCCTAAAGTTACCAATTGATAACCATAAACCTCTTACAGAATTATAGGCCCATACATAAACATTATCTCCAATCCCTCTATCCTTAGTAGTACTTTGAATAGAATTCACAGTTATTTTACCTTCTACTGAGTCCACTATAATACCCTCACGTATTAAGTTCATACTATACATAAAGTCAGAAGTATGAGGCATATTAGCCGTATCAAATAATCCCCACGTACCTTGATCATTATCATTTGAAATATTTAAACTTAATTCCAATCTGAAATTATTATTTTTAGCTTCTTGAAGAACTCTGAAAATTACTGTTTTTCCAGATGCCTTCTGTCTATAAGTATCTGCTCCAGTTCTTTCGATATATCCATTTTTAGATATATTTGCTATAAACCTGAAGGGGGATTGAGTATCTTGTGTCAGTACCAAGCCGATTAATTTCTCTGTTATCTCACAATGGACTACCTCTATATCGTCTGTAGATAAGGGGCTACCATTGTGAGTAGAGATAAGATTCAATACATGTTTATTTACAAGTCCATTTGAGGGAGCTAAGAATGTGAAATCGGTGTAATGCCCATTACCCTCTGGGTCAGTAATATAAAACTCATAGACATCTCCTGCTTCTTGAACTATTGTCAGAGTACAAGTTTTACCAGATTCCCCTTGAGTAAAGGTAATAACTCCAGTTCTAGATGAACTACTATTATTAGTAGCTACCTTAAATGTAGCCCCGGCACCTGAACCAGATATAGTAATCCAATCCACATTAGAAGATAAAGCCCAATTAAGGAATTGATTACCATTCTTCCTAGAAGATACTCTTACGGATCTATTGAAAGATGAGTCTGAGCCTGGCCAACCAGAATAAGTAAGAGAAGTACTCAAAGAATCTCCCGAGTTTTCCCTAATACCAAACTCATAAGTTGAAGCACTCTGTTGCGCTGTTTGTACTAATTCTCTACTTAGACCATTGGGTTGATTAGCTCTAATTGTATGAGTTCTGCCTGAAGTACTTGGGTTCTCAGGTATGGTAATAGTTACTTTAAAGTAATAACCACTCACATTAGTAATAGTTTCGGTTACTCCGGATGGCAAAATAAGAGTAGGTTTAATAGCTTCGGTAGAACTTAAAGAACCGTTAACATATCTAGACCTATAACTTTTTATATAAAAAGAAATATTACCTCCTTTACCTTCAACAGTACCAATGGATAAAGTACTAGTTTTATAACCACTATTCTGTTGAGTACTATGTTCAAATACTATACCGCTACTAGGATAAGTTACCTCAGCCGAATCCTGTATAATGGTTAAATATACAGGAGTTGCCGTATCGTAAGTAAACTTAATTTTAAAAGTTCTATGTGATGAGTTAGGGTTTGGTGCTACACTAATACTACATCCACTAGAATTTTTACCAGAGATGGTAATATCAGATGAAGTTCCCTCAACTACTTCAGCTGAAGTATAATGAGTTCTAATGTTTTCTACATAAGTTCCGTTTATATATTTATCATAATTGGCATTTACTGTCAACCTAAATTCTGAACCAGTTCCAGATACATTCTTAGTAGTAGGGTCTATAGACAGGTGATCTACATAAGTTACTTGACCTCCTTCCTGAGAAATTGAGATAGTCTGGTCTGTAGCAGTTGGGAAATCGAAAGTAACCGTAAAATTTCTAGCAGAACCACTATTACTTGGGATAGAAATACTATTCCCACTAATAGAAGCCGGACTAGAAACTCTTACTGTAGCCGTTTCTGATTCTGTATAACTACTTCCTTGACCATTCCAAGTATAACTTCTACTTGCACTCTTAGCAGTTACATTAGATTGACCTCCACTGTAACTGAAAGAAGTTTTATCTACTCTACAATTATAACTCCATGAAGAATAAACTTTTCTACCTGCTGCCTGGGTAAAGGTTGCCCTTAGGGAAATATCTGAATACTTCTGTTTCCAACTTACTACGGTATCTTTGCTATCGAAAGTAGTATTATTAGGTACGAATCTTTTACAAACTCCATCTACCTCTTTTTTAGTATACCACCCATTGGAAGGTTCAAAACCTTGTTCCCAAGTAAGTTCTTCCTTGGTATCGGGCAGAATAACCCCATCTACATATTTAACTCTCCAAGATTCAATAAGCCCACAAAGAAATTCTCCCCCAGTAGCTGGAGCATCAAATGATGGGTCTCTAATCCACTTGAACTCATATTTCCATTGCTCTGTATGGAGATCTTCTAACTTGACACATTCGTTGTCACCATAGCTATCAGCATTACTAATTACGGCATTAAGACTGGTATTCGGATTGTGACCTGCATTTAATTTGGCTAATATCTCAGCTTTGGTGGGGCACTCATCAGAGACCTTACCCCAACCAAGCTTCTTATAAATAGCCCTCCAAGTTGCTATTTCTGCCATATTACTTATTGTTTAATTGTTTCTTAAAGTCTTCGAATTCTTTTCTCAATAACTTAACTCCTTCAAGAGCCATGACACTGAGCATTTCATATTCTACCACTTTTACTTTTACATATTCCTGACCATCTTCTCCAACGAAAGTTTCGAATCTAGATTGGTTAGGTACTTGAGAAGCAGGTATATTATTCTCTGATACCAACAGAGGTTCAATTTCCTCTAAGCTCTGAGCAATAGTTCCCACTTGGTATTTACCATTCATCTTGAAGTGAACTGTAGGTATATTACAGATTTGGTCCAGAGTATGGTTCAAATTCTCTACTTGAGATTTTAATCTACCATCTGATTCCTTCCAGAAACCAGAAGCTGCAGTAGTTTTAGCAAATACTACTTGGTCTGTAGTAGCCAATCCTAATTGAGCTCTAGTTACATTATGAGGATTATCCCTTCTGTTTGCATGGGTACTTAAGTCGGTCTGAGCTTTTGTACCTGCAGCCTTAGCATCTGCAATAGCAGCAGCCTGAGCAGTAGATACTGGCATATCTGCTGGAGCTAAGTTCTGTACATTACCTAAACCTATCTGAGCTTTGGTTACATTGTGAGGGTTACTCTTATTGCCAATATGAGCATCTAAGCTTTCCTTGATTACTTTGTCAGAATCCTGGATTAATTTCTCTAATGCAGCTTTAGCAGCATCAGTATAAGCCTTAGCTTCATTCAAAGCATTGGTAATATCTTCATTCAGACCAGAGTTAAGTTTATTGAACATCTCCCGAGTCAATACTCCAGCTCGATTAGCATTAGCAGCTAAAATTTCTAATGTCTGTGTAGTAGCTTCACCATATACTCCATCAGCTTTAGTAGATTTACTAATCTGTACCCAAACTTTATCCGTATTCTGAACTACTCCTTTACCAGAAATTATAATAGTACCCGGGATAGAATCAAACAGTTTCTTATCTGCTGCAGTTTGTACACCTGCTAAGTCTTTGGTAGCAGCTGGGATAGGTTGATTATAAGTATTTACACTTACAGTATTACCAAAATCTGAACAATCGAAATTTAATCTAACTTCAGTAGCATTTCTAGTCCAAGCTCCGTTATCCTTAATATGAGAATAAAACTTTAGATTATCATTCAGAGATTTTCTCCAATCAGCTAAAGCTTTACCCTTACCTCCATCATAAGCAGTACCAGTAACTTCTCCAAGTATCAGTGAAGAAGTATTACTATCTACAAACTGAGTACCTGACCAACGGAATTGATAAGAGGGTTCATCCTGGGTAATGTTCAAATATATCTTACCTGATTCTCCAGTAATAGGATTAGCATGATCTGGGTCAGAATATAATTTAATATTGCTCAGCTTTCCAGTTTCACTGACATCATAAGTAGCATAAACTTCGATAACATCATCAACATAAGAGGGCAATTGACTAGATGGTACTAATCCATTACCATCCAAAGAAGCAAATCCATTAGCCTTACCCTTAGTTGCTACGAAATCATCATGCTTCTTTTCTAAGTTATTGATATTAGTTTGTAACTTATTCTCAAGAGCAGTATCTGCAGCAGCTCTGGCTTCTTCTTCTTCCCGAATCTTTTGCATCTGAACCTGGTCGTATTCAGCACGAGCATCTGCCTCTTCTTTGATAGCCTGAGTAAATTTAGTGTCCAATGCCTGGTCAGCTGCTTTTCTATCTTGGATTTCCTTAGCAAGAGAAGCTTCGGAAGAATTCTTCAAGGCTTCAATTGCATCTTTTCTATCTTGGATTTCCTTAGCAATCTGCTGGGGTAAAGTTTCATCCAACTTAACCTTATCAGCAGCAGACATAGTACCAGCTTTAGTAATTGAAGCTACTGGTAAATCAAAAGTAGTATTATCATCTTTATATATTCCTTCGTTTACAGTTTTTCTGTTTACTGATACTGTAACTTTATTAGCATCTGAAGTTGCTCCTTCTCCAACTACTACAGTCTGAGGAATAGAGTTAAATAACTTCTTATCTGCTGCAGTTTGTACACCGGCTTTCTCAGCAGTAGAAGCGGGGATATCTACAGTGAAATCATTAGATTTCTGTATACCTTCATCGGAGTTATATGTACTTCTACTTATGTTAGTAGTAACCACACCAGCCTTAGGTGTATAACTAGCTCCAGTGATATAATCATTGGGCATAGAATTCCATCTCTTCTTATCGGCTGCCGACTGAAGACCTGCTTTAGCATCTGTAGAAGCAGGGATAGCAAACTTACGAGGCATAGGTTCTCCATAGAGATTACCTTCTCCTTTTACAGAACTCTTAAAGTTTACTTCAGCAGAAGTACCATTGATAACCAAGTTCGGATCAATTTCCGTAACCATAGTTAAGGGTAAAGCATTTGAAGTAGCTTCTTCTTTCTGAAGACGTTCATCTAAGCCGTTAGTGATACCATTAAATTTATTCTCAAGTGCGGTATCAGCTGCTTTTCTATCTTCGATTTCTTTATCTATACGTTTACCCAGAGCATTATCAGCAGCAATTCTTGCAGCCTCTTCAGCATCAATATTATCCTGGAGAACTTTATCGGCAGCAATACGCTCATTACGTTCTGTAGTAAGGTCCTGAGTATTCTTGTCTACTTTAGCTTCAATACGAATATCCTCAGCCTTTCTAGCCTCAATTTCCGTATTCAATAGTTCCTTGATTTCAAGATAACCAGTATTCTGATTACTTTGTAATCCCTGAATTAATTCTAAGTTACGTTGAATATTAGCAGTATTCTTAGCAATTAATTCATCCTGAGCCTGGGCCTTTGTTAATAATTCAGAACGAGTTTCTGTTACGAAAGTTCTCAGTTCACTTACTGTAGCATTAAGAGTAGTACTTAATTCAGTAAACTTCTGAGTAACTTGTTCATCAGCTGCAGTTCTATCGGAGATTTCCTTATCTATAATACCTTTAAGTTCAGTCAGCTTATTAGTAATTGTAGTTGCAAAGTTAGGATCATCTCCCAATGCTTTTGCAATCTCTTCTAGTGTATCTAATACTCCAGGAGCAGAACCAATAACCTTTTGGATTGCAGCTTCTACTTGTTCGGCATTCTGATAGTTAGAATCGTTTTCCAACTGAGATACCTTAGTAATGTAGTTAGCAAATTCCTGGATATTATCTAACTTAGCTTTTAATAAGTCGGTAAAGTCATTTGAAGAAAGCTCTTTGCCATCTACTTTATCAACCTTTCGGTCATTCAAGTTTTCAACAGCCTGAACTCTATCTGATACTTCCTGAGTAATCTTATTCTCTAACAAAGTGTCTGCCTGAGTACGATTAAGGGTTTCGGTATCAATATTATTCTGAAGCTTGGTATCTTCTTGTAGTCTACTTTGAGCCTCATCATTGATATCTTTAGATATAGCTACCAAATCATCTTTGTGATTTTCCATAGCTGTAGTCAGAGAATCCTTAAGAGCTTGTTCAGCAGCCTTAGCTCTTTCTACTTCGGTTTGAATAGCAGAAGTGTTATTGGTTACTTTCTCACTAAGCTCAGCTAAAGAACCAGTTACTCCACCATTAAGAGTATCAATCCGAGCACTTAAAGCATCATCTCCTGCCTTACGATCTTTTATCTCTTGGTCTATACGAGCATTAATCTTTTCATCTTCATTTGCCCGGGCAGTAGATTCAGTATTTATCAAGCCAGTGAACTTATTATCTAATAAAGTATCTGCTGAAGTTCTATCAGAGATCTCCTTATCGATATTCTGCTGTAAAACAGTATCACCAGCTTCTCTCTTTGAAACCTCAGTGTTCAAGTCGATATTTACCTTATCTACCTGAGACTTAAGATTAGTATCAGCATTGGCTCTTGCTTCAGCTTCTGCATTAACCATGCCTTTTAATTCAGCATAATCTTCAGCTTCCTTAGTAATCTGGTCATTTAATCTGTCAGTATTACGTTGGATATTTGCCTTGTTAGCATTTACTTCTGTTTGCAAAGCATCTATCTTAGCCTGAAGTTCATTTTTAACGGTATTTACCGCATCCTGAATAGATAAAGCCAATTCTTGTATCTTAGTAGCATTAGCAGTTACTCGAGTATCTAATGCAGCATCAGCAGCCTTACGATCCGTTTCTTCCTTAGTGATAGCAGCTTGTAATGCAGCATCGGCATCTTTTCTATCTTGGATTTCCTTATTCAGACTAGCTTGAATACCGTCAGTGTTACCAGTAATTTTATCTACTTCGTTATCAACGTATTCTTTCAACTTAGCCTCAAGAGCAGTATCAGCTTCCTTACGGTCAGAAACTTCCTTATCTACATTAGCCTGTACCTGGGCATCAGCTTCTGTACGATTAGTAATTTCTTGATTCAACTGTTCGGTAATAGCAGCCAATTTCTTGGTAATTGTAGTTGCAAAGTTTGGGTCATTACCCAAAGCATCTGCAATCTCCTTCAAAGTATCAAGAACCTCGGGAGCTTCCCCAATAATCTTTTCAATAGCTGCCTGAAGATCTGCTTCAGTTTGATAACCAGCATCATTGATAAGCTGAGATACTTTTGTGATATAATTAGCATGTTCTTCAATGCCATCCAATTTAGCCTTGAGAATATCGGTAAAGTCGTTTTTAGTAAGAGAATAGCCTTCTCTTTTATCTACCTTACGATTATCTAAGTCTTTATCGGCAGCAATACGTTCTTGTTTTTCTTGCTCTAGTTTTTCAAGCAATTCGGTTTTATCTGTACCGGCCTGAGTTTTCAAATCCTCAATCTTATGGTCAAGGATTTCATCTTGAGCAATTCGAGTTTCTTTCTCGTTATCAATATTGTTCTGAAGTACAGTATCTGCATTCTGACGGTTCTGAGCTTCTTGAGTAATGTTCTGCTGTAAACCATTATCTGCATTCTGACGGTCAGAAGTTTCCTTTACAATCTGTTGGTGTAATACTTCATCCTGAGCAGTACGAGCTGCAGCTTCAGCATTAATCTTGGATTCAAGTTCTTGGTCTGCAGTTTTACGATCACTGATTTCGGTGTTCAGTTTAGATTCTAATGCTACATCTGCATTTGCTCTTTCTGAAGCCTCGGTTAGAATCTTATTATTTAAGTCGGCAATATCCCTAGTATGGTCTAACTGTACTTGATGAACAGCCTCGGTCAGTTTCTCATCAGCAGCCCTACGTTCAGCAGCTTCCTTATCTACCAATTCCTTAGCATATTCTTTAGCTTCAGTTAAGTTATTGTCAGTTTCTACTTCCAAATCACCAACCCGGTCTTCTACCTTTTGAATACGAGCATTAATTGCTTCTATCATCCTAGTAATATCTTGTACTACTTTAAGGATAGTTGCATTCAACGTATTAACCGAGTTAACCAAGTTATCGTTCACAATCTTAATCTGAGAAGCTAATTCGTTTTCACGGTTCTTAGCTCTAGTTACCTCAGCTTCTAATTGAGTACGTAATTCAGTTAATCGGTTAGTGATATTGGTAGCAAAGTTTGGGTCATTGTTTAATGCTTCAGCCAATTCCTTTAATGTATCCAAAGCATCATCAGCACCATCTACTAAGTCATGTATATATTTCTCAACTTGTTCTTGAGTCTGATATTTCAAATCGTTTTCTAGTTGAGAAACTTTAGTAACGTAGTTAGCATGTTCCTCAATTCCATTCAGTTTTTCTAGCAATTCATCAGAGAAGTTATTTTCTGACAAATCCCAACCTTCTTTCTTATCTACCTTGTTTGCAATTGATAAGAAGAATGCCCAGAACTCTTTAAGAGTTCCAACAAAACCATGAGCCAAAGAGTCATCATAATAACCCTGTAATAGCCGTTGGTCAATCTCTTCGCAAGTGTAGTATTTACTAACGTACATATGTATATATTTTAAGGTGTTACTTTATTCTTTCCCAATAACAGTTCTGAGTTATTACCACGGAAGTATTCTTTTTCTTTACCAGCAAAAGCATTTGGGATATCATCTGGATTATCTGGGTCAACATCTCCTCCATCCTCTATATCCCCAACTACTACGGCATAATCAGGTAATTTCCTAACTCTGAACTTAATAACTTGGCCAAAGCCTATATGAGGTATATCTTTATCCCATACCTCTCCAAAGTAATCTTGGTAATTTGATACGAACTTCATACCAGTCATAGATTGCATGGTAGTAGCCGAATTACCAGTACCAGGCATTTCTATGTGAACTCCAGAAGGTCCATTCAAGATTATAAGATTACTGTCCCACCAATCGCCTTCTACATTGTTAAGCTTGGTGAAACGTAACATTAACATTTTCATATCTTTATGGATTTTGTTCTACGAATTTGATTTTAGTATCTCTATCCCTTTTGAGGATTACCAAGAATACCAAAGCTTCATCTTTAGCCTGAGATACTTGAGTATCTCCAGAAGGTTTATATACTATCCCATTGATAACAAATCTATCCTCAGACCAGTTAAAGTTCCAATAACCTTCCTGATTGAGATATCCGATTTGTTCTATGTAATTCTTTGAAATAAGTATAGAAAGGTTCTCATCATCTAATTCTCCAGAAACTGTGGCTTTATTTATTGGCCAGTTCCTAAAAGCATTGTAGTAGCATAAAGCTTCTATGGGAATATTATAATATCTTGGGCTATCATCCTCAGCATGATTTAGATATTGATTAACATGTTTAGCCCAAGTAATTGTTTGTCTTCCAGCATCCCAATCTAAGAAATCAGTGATAATCTTTTTATACCTATTCCAAGAACGGTTCTTAACCATTCTCCAAGGTTCTTTTGTCATGATTTCTTATCTATTAGGGTTAACGAAGGTTTACTTGCTTTATTGAGGGGGGCTGTTGGATTAGGTCCTCCCAAAGGAGTTGGTTTTCGATGATTTACTACTTTTGGTACTACTAACCGTTCAATTTGATCACAGAATGGTAAGTATATCTCTAACCTAGATGCCAGCATACATAGATTCTTTCTTAGTTCATCCATATACCCTCCAGGTTGAATCATCTTTGAATAAGTACTCCATAAGCTAGATATACTTTCGGATATCTTATCATAATACTGTACCTCAGTAGGACCCGTAGTAATTTGTTTTATCCTATCTCCTCTAGCATGTTCTCCAGGTGAATCACCATCTTGGTCTGGTCCATGAGATTCAGTGGAGATAATTTCTCTAAAACTATTTCCTGCAACCAACAGTATATTTTGTATTTGTATATTGAGATAATCCCATACTGCCAATTCCATAATTAATTGGTTTTCTAGTCCCTCATACCATAATTCATCATTATATTTATCTGGTGGTATAGTATGATTTACTAGTGGGAAGATATATAATTGCCATTTAGTGATGTATGCAGTTTTATCTTCTATGGTCATACTCTCATGCAATTCTTTGGGAATATACCTATCTATTAAATTGTAGATGGTATCCTGAAGAGTAGTATGCCCATAATTACATACAACTACGGTTCGAGTACAAGTCAAATCTAATCCATCAGAATTAGTGACATGTAGTGTTACATCATAAAATCCAGACTTCTCATAAGAGTAAGATTGATGTCTTCCACCATTGAAAACCTCTCCCTTATCATCGCCAAAGTCCCAGTCAAAAATAGATTTGGCCGGGACTTTGGTTAATACTCTAAATGAAACTTCCAGACCTGATGTTACATATGTGAAGTCTAGATTCTTTTTCATTTATATTCGGATTTGTTTATTCTTTGTTTTCTTCGAAATCTTCAAGTAAAACTTCAAGAATATCTTTTACTGTATCTTTCGGATCAGCTTCGATTTCATGTTTCTTAGCAATCAGCTTAGCTTCTTCAAGTGAATAAGCTTTGGCAATCTTACTGATTTCCATACCCTTTGCAAACTGAGCAGCTAGCTTCTTGTCAAGCTTTTCGATATCCTCAGCAGTATACTTAGCAGTTTTGTTCTTATCCGGAACTAAAACCAAGTGGCCAGAAACTAAAGCTTTCTGAATACGTTTTGTTCTGTACTGACGGGCAGTAAGTTCTCTCTCTTCGCCTTTTGCAATTGAAATACCTGTTACCTGGTCGTTAAAACTGTAGGCATTAGTTCCAACTGTTACAATATAAGTAGTAGCCATAATTTTTTATTTTAGGTTATAATATAAAACCCCGAACAGAATGGATTGAAACTGTTCGGGGAGAAATTAGACAAAAATACAATGAAGAAATCCCGGATATTATTCTAAGTTAACCAATAGGTATGGGTCAATGTTCATGAAGCTCGGGAATCCAGCTTCAGAGAATTTCTTGTTAGCTGCCAACAGAAGAACAGCATCCTGGTACATCTTAGAGAAACCTGTAGTCAGAGAAGCATATACAGCTTCAGTCTGATTAGATACGATTCTTTCTGATTCAAGCATCAACTGTTTAGCAGTAAGCTTAATCAAGGCAGCACTGGTATCTACCATCAACAACTGCTGATCGGGAGTTCCCGGGTGAATATAGAAGTCAGCCTTGTTGGGAACCGGAGACTTGATATTCAGTGTAGCTTCTGTAGTTCCTGAGTGACGTTCTTTAAATTCAGGCAAGTTCAACATCTCGATAGCCTGGTCTTCACCACCAATCATAGTAGTAAAGTTACGGCCCATACGAGCAGCACGAACCCAGATATGCAACAAGTCTTTATAAGTAATACCGTTGGTTGTTTCATATACACCAATAACCGGAGCAGATTCAGAACCATCAGCTTTGTTACCGTTCATCAAAACATCCATGGCCAAAGTATCCATAGCATAACCCAACTGAATACCAAAGTCACGGAGATAGATTCCCAATACATCGATTGAAACGTAGTTTTTAACTTCGTCAGTAAGTTTAAATCCTTTACCGATTTTGAACAGAGAAACTGATTTCTGTCCGAAGCTTACATCTCCCAAAGGAATTGTTTCTGCTTCATTTACCTTAGCGGGAGCAGCATCCGACATATTTACCATCGGCATAGTTACCTGCAAACCATTAATTGATTGGTCTGAAGCAATGATGTTCGGGTAGAAAGGTGCCTGACGCATACCAGTTGTAATAGCAGCACGGATGATTTCCGGTACAATCCAACGGATATTCTGTTGCGGCATAGTGAAGATGTTCTGCATTGTATCAATCTTCGGATTAATGCCCAACTTTTCAAAGAAGGCATCCCGTGATACACCATATTTACCCTGTACCAGTTCTTCCAGAGTAACTTCAATAGGCAATGTGTTGTTGGAACCCTGACGGTATGCTTCCAAACTTCTTACCATTTCTGGAAGTTCCTTTCTAAGGTCTTCCATTTTCAATTGTGCAAATTCTGTATTCATTGTTCTTTTAATGTTCAGTTAATGATTAGCGTACCAATACTTGAATAATATCATTAGCTTCATCAGCCGGTACGATGCTAATGAATTTTGTTTCATCGGTTGAAGTTTCAGCAGTGATGAAACGGTCAATCAACAGGGTATCTGTGGGTTTTACATAACCACATTCCATAGCCTCTTTAGCTACCCAGTTTACAACCATGAAAGCTTCTACAGCTACAGTTACTTCTACGGGGAAATTTCTTTGAGCCTGATAAGCAGGGTTAATGTTGTCAGTTACAGCTATACCCAGATAAACCTGGCTGCCATCTCCACCCGGGATATAAGGTTCGATATTACCCTCGGTATCCAAAGCTACCGGCATACCCTGATGAATAACTTTGTTTTCTTTTACACAGAAAGCCTGATGCAACTTGTTAGATTCGCTCTTATAGATCACCGCTCTGGGAGTTTTTTCACCAAACAGAGTCATCGGTTGATCCTGATTTACCAGCTTAGTAGTAGGATGTGTATTCATATTCTTCTTATTTTAGAGATTATTTTAATTTGTTTGAATAGATACCTTTCAGAATCTCTTCAGTACTCTTTTCGGAATTCTGAGCAGTAGCTTTGTTATCAGATTTATCTTCTGGCTCAGCTGCAGAAGAAGCACGGCTTACATCGTGAGAACCGCATTTAGCACAGGTCATTGGGAATTTTTCTTCCAATCGAGCTTGGTAATCTTTAGTAAGAGAGATCAAAGTTACCATGCCGGTAGTTTCGGCATTCAACATTGTAACGATAGTTTCATCAGCTTTGTCACCCATAAGTTTTTTATAGGTTGCAACAGCATTTCCACGGAGAGATGCAATGTGGTTTTTACCTACCTGAGCCATTTCCTTCAGATTTGCAACTTCTGCATTCAGATTAGTAACCTGTTCTGTAAGAGAAGTTTTTTCTGTAGTTAAGTTATCCACAGTAGTCTGAAGAGTGTTACGAGAATTAACCAATTCCTGAATGGCTGCAAATGCAGTTTCCTCGTTCATCTCTGTACCTTCGGCAAGAGTAAGGCAATCTTTACCAAAGATTCTTTCTAAAAATTTTTGTAGTTCATTCATATCTTTATTATTAGGATTTTGATTTCCTTGGTTATCATCATAAGATTGGGAAGTATCGTTATTTTCACTGAACAAAGCTAGATCAGTTTTCGTATCATAGAAGAAATACTGTTTAGACTTATCATCTCTATATTCTTCGTATGAAGCCCAAGTTCTCTTGGCAAAATTGGGATTAATGATTTTACCATCATCCCCAATCTTCTGAGCAAAAGCATCAGCTCCATGAGATACCAAAGAGGTTTCTAAGTATCTTACTACTTCAGTAACTATTCTTCGTACCATAACTCCCTTAGAATCATGGGTACCCAGTTTCTGGTAGAATTCGTTATCTTCCATATTTGGGTGAGACTTATCCCACTTAAACTGTACTGTTACTGAGTTAGAATGGATAGATGGAGGATCCATAAGAATGCCTCTAGCAATTCTCGGATTTGCTTTACCATCAATCTTTAATATACCATTAATACCTGCAGGAATAACAAAAGAACCATCCTTGTATTCATCTTGCCAGATAACTTGTGATACAGCTCCAATAGCATTACCAATATTAGTCTCATGGTCACAGTTTACTGTTTGTCCTAAGAGCATTCTCATAGAAGCTTTTAATACTCCATTTTGACTAAAATCGGTAGGATTCCAGTTCTTAGACACAATAGTTGCAGATAATAATCTGAACATTGGTTCAATAAACTCCTCATCTTTAGGAGTAAGTTCTTCTGGCTTCAAGTCAGGATAATAGGTATTATAATCTATTTCTCCTCCCCAAAAACCAAATTGACTGACTGACTCCTTAGAAGTTTGAGCCCATTTATAAAAATTCTCCGAGAAGGTTTGTGGTTCTATGGATGTTGGGATATACCCAGCCATTATAGTATGACCACTACCTATCACTAAAGAATCCAAATGTTCTCTGTTCTTTTTAGTAATCGGTTTACTCATCTTGATTTAGTATTTTGATCTCCTCGTGAAGGAGCCGGGTTATTTTTATCTCTTGATCTACGAGCGGATTGATTCTTATCGTCCTGTCTCTGTTTCTTCTTAGTACCCTCTTGTGGGTCTAAATTACCTCCCTTAGCAAATTGGTCTTCCAATGAAACTCTTGGTTCTTCTTCTGAAGGAGAATCATAACCCATTTCCCAAGCATATTGATATTGAGAAATGATACCTGCCTTGTAAAGTAAGTCAAGGTTCTGAATCTTATATTGTCTACCCTGTTGGATTTTAACCTCATCAGAGATAGTGGATGATCCCCAAGTAATGGATATTCCCTTACAATCAAAGCCAGCCAGACGTAGTTCTAGTTCATAAATAAACTTAAGAACATAAGAAACTATCATTTGGATATTCTTCAGCTGACTTATAAGCTTAGAAAGCATAATACCAGTTGCTCCTTCTCCAATGGAAGCTTGTACTCCAATTAGGTTGCCATTTACTCCCAAACCATTAGCAACTGATTGCTGGTTCATATTCCAGGGTTTATCAATATTGCTCATCTCTTTTGAAGTAGAGTTAAGTTTAAACTGGTGGTCATCAATGTAACCAGTTACTACTCCATCCTTCATACCTTCCCTTACATTCTGTTTCAAACGTATTAGCTCCATATTTAATCTTCTAGTGTAAGCTTCTACATTTTCATTAGGTTTCTGTTGTGGTTTTTCCATCAAAGCCTCTAGAAAACCAACCATACCACAGATTTCCATGATATGTTTAAAGTTAGTTTTCATATCATGCTGACCCTTTAATGAATCCAAAGATGCCATAAAAGGAGGTATTCCGTAAGGTTCATCAGTATCATTATACATGCCTACATAACAGTAGGTCTCTGTATTAAGTTTGATGTAATCTTGCTTATTCGAACCATTCCAAAGAGTGTTCCTTTGATAGGGGCTGTATACACCATTATTCTCTCTTTTGAATACTATTCTATCTGGTTTGAGGAATAATACAGTAGCTAGACCCTCTAACTTTTCATTTGGTACAGCTTCTACTGAGATAGCTCCACTAATCATCAATTGAACTATCATCTTGTTTACCAAGCCATCCATACCAGCAGTATAGTTAGACCATTTAGAGGATACCTTAGAAAGATGATCTCTCATCTTATCAGCCTCTTTATCGGTATTATTAGGGAAGGTTATGTTGTGACCAGTATTAGCAAGCTTAAACATATCCTGTAAAGCTATATTAACATCTGGATTCACTTTATATAAATCCCTTAAAAGCTGAATCACTTCAACACGAAAAGAAGGCGTAACCATCTGAGTTAAGCCTTTCAATGTATGAATGAAGTTACCTGGGTCATCATCCGGTTCCGATACTCTACCGGGTGAAATAGGTACCTCCTCTTTTTTACTTGGAGGATTAGCCTTGTTTTCTTGTATTGGAAATCGATTCCTTCTATCGAATCCAAAAAACTTAAGAATTTTCATTTCGGTTGTATTATTACATTAGTTTTTCCTTTTCGTATGTGATTACAAATAGCTTTACCAAATATATCATCATCAGAATAAACATCTCCTTCCAAATCCACATCTACAGCAGAAGTATTATTTCGGTGTTTACCCATGGCTACAGGTCTACCCAAACCATCATATATAAAGGTAGGAGCTTCTTGAACAAAGAAAGGATCCTTCACAATAATATTCTCTTCTCGAATATCTTGTTCTAGACCCTCTATAATTACTGAACGATTCTTTTGGGTAGTTAACCAACCCGGAGATTTATCAACCTCTGGTCTGGACTTACCTTTCTTTTTCAGAAGCTTTTGATAGTAATATAGGTTAGGGTATCCTTCTGACTGAAGAGCAGAAGTTACTGCTAACCCAACGTCGTTAGATTCTGGAGCTACAACAGCAAAATTAAATAATTGCCCAGTATCTCCCAGTAACCTAGCATATTTATCTACTGCCATTCTTCCCTTATACACAACTTGTTCTTCTCCCAGCTTGTCCATACAAGTGAAAGAAGAATAGTCTGAGCCTCTACCTGTTGCAACGTCTGCACCGATAAAGTACTGTTTATTTGGATCTGGTTCGTTGAATTGTCTATACTGACGATTGAAACGATATTTTAAAACTGGATAATCACTTAAGCAATCTTCGATAGCCTTGATATCTGCCATATCAAATACTGTATTACCTGAAGAAAGAAAGTCTCCATCGATTTCTTGTGCAGTTCTTTTTGGACCCAATGCAGAAGCCATCTGGTCATACCAAGATTGATCCCGTTCTGGGTGCATCTGCCAATATAATCGAATAGCATTGAAAGGATTACCTCCAGCTATAGCATCTACCCATGTTGAATGGTAAAAATTACCCATACCGTATGGAGTAGAATTGATGATGGCTGAACCTCCGGTGGAAAGCGTAGGGAAGGCAGCTGCCCAAATAGCTGAAGCCCACCGAACGATTGCAGCCTCATCAATTACCAGGAGAGAAAGAGATTCTGAACGACCGGCTTCTGAAGATGTTGGGATGGATTCTATGAATGAACCATTATCGAATTCAATCATAGAAGCAGAACCAAATTCCCCAGTTCTTCCGTTAATGATCGGGGTTTGCATATACCATGGAAGATTCTTATACATGAACTTAATCTTCTTAAGTACCTTCTTAGCTGTTGTATCCTTAATGGAGATAATGTTTATCTTCTTATTAGGATAATATGATGCCAGCCATAAGCAGTACATAGATATAAGTTCTGTAATACCCGCTTGCCTGAACTTTAACAAGATATTGAATCTCTGGAGTATAAATTGGTATAGTACGGCTTTTTGATATGGATATAATTCAAATCGAACCTTTCCTCTCACTGGATGTATCACATAACAAAAAAGACTGAAAAAGAAAACATCCGTTGTAACCCTAGATAGATTAGATAATTCTTCTCTTGTAAGGTTAGTGGGTGTTTCCTGTATCTTCTTTGCCATAAAATCTAAAATTTATAAGTTACTACCAGTTCTAAATCAGTTTTGATACCTGAGAAATATCTTGGGTAATAAAAACTGTTTATCCCCAGTTTGTAATTAAATCTCTTAGTCTCGATTGAAATTCCTGTTCCCAAATCCCATAGATTGTTAAAGGGTCGGTACTTACCATAAACATAAGGAACTAATCTTATTCTAGATTTAATTTCTTGTGTGGTAAGTTTTCCGTTATACCAAGAATACTTGTAGTTATTAGGGTCGATATTGAATAACCTACTAGAATAAATTCCCGAGTTTTGATTAAGGAAACTCAATGTAAGTTGATTCTTATCGATTACTAATTGAACAAGAGAATCCTTCTCTGAGATTATAGAATCAGGATTATTAGCGGTATGAATAGGCTTATCCCAATTCTGATAATTGTAAAGAAGGATTCTACTTGGGTTAAGTAAATTATCGTAGGAAATTGGCAGGAAATCTTTCCTCAAATAAATTGTATCAGTATGTTGAATGATCTCTTTATCAGGTAACATACTGAGTTGTTGATTCAGTTTGTAATTCCTGAAGCAAAGGTAAATAGTAAATCCTAGTAAAAGGACTACCATGGCAACTTTAAGCTTCTTCATCTTTTGATCTGAGATAGGCATCTTTTGTTTTGTATCTATCAATTATTACTCCCAAAATTACTTTGAAATTATTACTGAAGTCAGTAGTCGGAATTCTAAATCGAATATCGATTCCTTTTGAATCTTGAGTAATACTCATTCTGATTTTTCCCTTGTGACTCTTTACAATTCGATTATAAAAAGTTGCCAAGAGATTAAACATACTCTTCAGATTTTTCGGTAATATCTCCGTTCTGTATAAAATTTCTTTGTTCATTATTACTTGAGTTTTTCGGTTTCAATTCATAATAGTCAACTCACTCTATATCAGGTGCTTGGCATTCATTTGCCAAGTCTGGCATAAGCCAACTAATTCAAATTCAATCAGTTACGAAACTGGCTTTGTTTTTCCCTTAACAATCCCTTTTCCTGATTGATTCTTATATCAGTATTCCTTATTCCAATATTCCTTATTCCAATACCCTTTAAAAGCCTATTAGATTTATATAGGGGGATTCACTTGAAATTAAGGCATTTCTTAAACCATAATCCTACTTCATATACTGACCCTTTGCTCAAGGTATACCTAGCTTTATTTAACCAGTAATGATAAGTCTTAGGATCCCAAGTTGCAAATCCCCGAATAAACACTCGGTAATTTTCGGGGAATCCCATAATTGCCTTGAAATCATAAATACCCAAAGGATACCCATCAGGTCTAAATTGCCTATCTGAGGGTCTGAGTGTTAAAGGTGGTTTATCATCTTCCAATCGATATACTCCCGGGAGAGTACTCATTTTAGCAGTTTTAATGGGCCATTTCTTTTCATCTTTGAAATCATGAGTCCAAAGTTGTCTTACTTGTCTGACTGTAAGATTTTTCTTTTCAGGTAATTTCCGATAATCATACATGGCTAAAACTTTATCAGAGAATGGAATTAAAGCTTCCTGTGGGGCTTGTACTAGTAAATCTCTAGTAAGTTTTGGAGTATTTACTTGGAATACTTCATTAAAGGAATCCAAATACTCTTTTCCCTTGTCTAAATGAACTCCAATGATTACTAATCTTTTTCTTGATACTTGGGAGTTTCCGAAGTCAGAAACGCTTCTTTCGTGAAAAATAAATTTATAGTTCTTAAAGAAATCCGTTAACATTTCTTTAGAAATGAGGGATAGCAATCTTGGTAGGTTTTCTATAAGAAAGAGAGCAGGTTCGTAATATTGAATTGCTTGAAATACTAGTTGTATACTTTTATTACTTTTAGGGTCTCCAAGAGCCTTAGATTTAGATAATCTCATTACTGAGCAACTACCACAATCAGGGCTAGATAATATGATATCTGGATGCCAATCTTCTGGTAGTTCATACCCTTTTAAGAAAGGTATGCCTTTGAAATTAGCTTTCCACTGTTCTTCTCTACCGGTATGGAATACTCCACGAGGTTCTATATTTCCAATAAGTTTATCTCTAAAAGGGAATAGGAGGGCTCCTTGCCCTCCACATACTCCCAGTACTTTTAAGTCTTTCATTTCTTGTAACTTCTCAATTTTATGTATTTGAACCAAGCATAATGCTTCCTAGTTGAAATATAATCCAGGTTCGAATCATTATTATGAGCTTCTTCCTCAAAACTTACATCATGATACCTTTCATTCTGCTTGTTCCATTTAGCAAAACAAAGGATGATTAAGTACTCGATTCCATACCAAAGGTAGAAAAATACCCATAACATCTCAGCCATTTGCTTTGAATGTATATGTTCATGGTTATAATCCACCTCAGTAAACTTAGCCCCCTTTCTTACAAACACTAAACCAAAGATGTTGATAGCTTTGTATCCCTTGAAAGGTATAAGGTTGTTGTAGATTACTTTCATAGCTTGTCTTTAAAGTTTTCATAGGTATTTCTTAGCTTTTGGTCGTAGTTATTGTCTTTGTAACCAGGACCATTATATCCTTTAGCGAAGGCATCCCAGTCTTTTGCCTTCAAATGCTTCACTAAACCGGAGTTATAGAGGAAATGATACATCAATTCTAGCTGCATTTCATGAGATTCAGACATCTTTTGGATCATTTCATCCACTGATTGACATCCACAAAGCTGATAATTGAAGCCCATAATCTGTCCCAATCCCCAAGAAGTAGCTAAATTAGCACAGTTTTCATCAATTTTACGAGCTGCTTCGAGTCTTTTCCACTCTCCTTCACCTCCTAAGTAGAATTCTTTGGTCCATTTTTGATAAACTAAGGATGGATTTCTCTTGGCTAGGTCATATAAATAGGTTCTTTTGCCTTCTCCATCGAGTTTTATCTTCAAATATTTCCACATTACATGACCCTCGAAGAGAATTTGAGGTCTACCAGAGGGTAAAAATCCGTCTCGATTACCACATTCTACTACAGTTACTGTCTTTAACAGAGCTGGTTCAAGGTTTAACTTGTTTGCAACCTTGGCAATTAATTCGTTAGTAAGTTTATCCATAATATAAATTCTTAGAGTTTACATTAAAGAGGATAAAGTATTGCTTGTAGCCTTTCTTAGGTAGGTATATCGAGTTCTATTTATCAATGAATAAATAATTAATTAGGGATATAGGAAAGAAACAACAGATTATGGTTGATTGGTTTAGGAAAACCTTAGATGAATCGAAGAAACCATGGAATACCCAGGTATATTTGATAACTGATAAGTATCATGTTTACATTGCCAACAAGGATATCAGATTAATAGGAAGTAATTTCGGTAAGGCAATCGATAGACCTTTGAAATATTTCTTATTTACTGATGGTAAGGTACAGTATTTCAACAGTATAGAATTTCTTGGTTATTTGCCTTTCGAATTAAGAGACGAATACCCAGTCAATTGCAAACCTCTCAATCCTTGGGAATACGACTACTACCGTCAGCATGGGATAACCTCAGAAGATTTGCAGAATTTATTTAATAATGATTGATATTTAAAAATAAAATAGTATATTTGTATAACGAAATAAATACATTATTTATATGAAAAAAGAAGTAATAAAACTCAAAGAGGGTAACTCGGTAATTTACCAAGACAAAACCCTAATGGAAAAGGCAAACGTAGTATCTATCGATAAAAAGAATGGTACTGCAATATTATCTAATAAGGTAATAATTACTAGAACAACAAATCTAGAGGGTCAATTTACTCGATTAGATGGGAAAGGTAATGCAATAATCCTACCTTGTACTACAGAGAATGAACAGAAGTACAATTCCTTTGTTGCATATCACCAATCCAAGAAATCCTTAGAGGCAATCAAAAAATGGTTGGATGATAACGGGAAACACAAGGATGATGAAACCCTTGAGAAGGTGATAACCTTAGATAAGAAACTTAAAAAATTAATTGAAAAGCTCAATGAATAGTACTTGGATAATATTAGGCATAATCTATGGGATATGCCTAATCCCCTCTATACTTCTAACCAAGATGTTATGTCAAGAAATCAGGATGATAAGACCTCATCTATTATTCCTTACAATCTGGTTAGTATTACCTTTATTTCTTATTTACCTAATATTCTTTAAAAAGAAAAACAATGGCTAGAATTAAAGATTACGACGAAGATTTATCTGCTCCCAAACTCCTAAGAGAAAGGGCAAGAGATAGCAAGGGTAGGTTCATTAAAAAGGACCTACCACCCTACCTAGGGGCTGAGCAAGTATTAAAACCTAAGAACTACTATCACTTCGATAGTCACGGTAATTATAAGGGTAGCTCAATGAATTTTGATGCTCTAGTATGCCTTGGCTTTACTTGGTTTAAGTTACTGGGAGTAGCATTAATGATGTTACTATGGCCAATAGTATTTATATATGCCCTCCATGATGGGATAGAAGGATACCCATTTAAGAAGTATGCAATCCCTTATATCTTTATCCTAGTAGTTTGGTTTATAGTATTCTTATATGGATTAGTATCATGAGTAATATCGATGAAAAGGCAAAGAATAACTTCACCATAGAGATGAGGATATTCGAAAACTACGAGAAAGTAAAGCATGAGATAATCAAGGCAATTGATTTCCTAGAGCATAGTGGAACTGCCATGGAAATGTGTAATATATTCAAGAATCAGGATCACGAATTTTGGTATCGGGTAATTAAACCCTGGTTCCAACCTGAAAGGTTTGGTATTACCCATCTTTGGTTTCCTTCCAGACTTAGTTTCATATTTAGTTTCATAGGTTATGGAGAGTATCATACTATAAGAGGTAATCGATGGTTGAAGACTCCCATAGATAAGATTGATAGAGAGAATCGTATATTTGGGTATTGGTTTCCTTACTATAAGAAATATACCCCACATAGGATTAAGGTTTTGAAATTGGCTTTAAAGGATTTGGAAAGGATTAAGGAAGAGTATGGTAAGGATTAAGATTTTGAATGCCAGGGATGTTTTTATTCTCTGGCTTTTTGTATGTTGTGTCTTGGTATGCCCTTAACGTGTGTGTAGGAAAAAATTTTAGTGTGTGTTCAAGGCTTTTCTAGGCAATGCCCTTAATACGAAAGCCTAAAAATACCAGGTACTAAATGCGGGGTACGGTAGCCCTTATTTAGAATGAAGCAAAAAAAAAGTAAGGGACAAACATTCTCTTACTTTTTAAAAAATTTTATTTTCTTTTATTTTCTTGTTTATCCCAAGCATAAGCAAGAAAACTTAATATAGTGAAAATAAATATCCAGCATAAGAGTCCTAAAACAAAATTCATAAGTTATATTTTATAAGTAGGGAATTAATTCCCTACTTTGATTAAACAATTTATTTTTTTACAATCTGTAAAGCCTTTTTCAAAATATCTTTGTTTGTTTCTTTCATATTTTCAGAACAAACAGAAGAAAGTGAAAAATCATTTACTTTGTAAACTTGCTTATAAAAGTCTAAAAACGCTTTTTTTAGCTTCTCTAAACGTGTTTTATCTTTTTCTTGAACTAATGATTCAGACAAAGAAAGAATTGTATTTCTAAATTTTTTTCTAGCTACTTTCTTTTCTTTGTCCGAAAGTTCTGAAAAAATTTCTTCTTTATAAATATCTGATTTTTTGACACCGAAAGAAGTTTTTAAAAGTCCTTCAGTAGATTTATTCAAATTAGCTAAAATATCCTTATAAAGAATATTGTTTGCTTTTGCTTGTGCCTTAGCTTTTTTAGCACTCACTTTGTTTACTTTTTCTTTTAAAGAATTTTCAACAACTACATTTACATTCTCAACTGAATTTAATTTTTTTTCTTCCATAATAAAAACGCTTGAATTTTTGAATTTATTTTATTATAACCTTTTCGATAAAAATTCAAGTCTTATTATAAACTCGAAAAGGTTTTGTTTTATTTCTCTATGCAAATATAAGAATTATTTTTTAATCTACAAAATTTTCAAAGATTTTTTTTGAAATTTTTTCTCATTAAATTTTAAACCTCTTATCTTTTTCTGATATTACAAAGATAAGGACTTTATTTTAATCTACAAAATAATTCGAGAAAATTTTTTGTTAAAAATGAGTTTTATTATTTTAAGAATAATTTTCAGAAAATATTTGCATATCTCAAAAATTTTATTATTTACACGTACATTATTTATTATCAAAAATTTTTATCAAATTTCCACTCATTAACCCCGCGGGGTCCTAAATTGCCCGCACGTTGTCCGCTATATAATACCTGTATGATAACAGATTAAGGCCATCTATGGTTCTCCTACTATAACCTCTTGGCAATCCCTCGTAACAAATCCACAAGGCCAGAGGATTCTAGGGAATTTTCGGAGGGCCTTTTAAGTGGCTATAGAATATCTGTATATTATATGCCTATTACCTGAAGGCCATATATGGTCGATAGTTAGTGTACTTGGGTAAGCCTTATAAGATCTATAGATAGGCCTAGTGGGTTCTTATATAAGGCTAGTAAGTATATGTGTAGTAAAGCTCTAGTACCTCTTAGGTAATTATATGAAGTCTATAGATGGCCTCTTAGGTATGTACATAGAAAAGCCCAGGTACCTTAGTTAGGCCTGGGCTTAGGTGTACCTAAGTTAGCGATTAGGCTTCTGCAATTTAGGTTCTCATTTGATTAGGGATTTTAAAAGGTTGATATTTTGTTCGGCATTCTCGTAAAGAGTTTCTGGTTCTTCGAGCAAGTCAATGTAATAATCAATTAGTTCTGCATGTTCTTCCTCGTCGAAGCAATCCTGATAATGTTGTAATTGAGCCAGGATTAATGGTTTGTATTTTTCCTGTTCAAGGATAAGGGTTGCACCGTAGAGTACCATGTCCAGTTCATCTACGTTATAATCGAAATATTGGTCATCGCCGCCTCTGAGCAAGTCCATTTGATTTAGGATTTCCATTAGGTCGAGTTCTAGGGATTTCTTATCGGAATAAGTATATACCCAGAGCATTTCGAGTGAAGAATCGGATATTTCCTTATAGTTGGGGTCATCCTCGGCAATTTCGAATTCATATGTATTCTGAGCATGTGACATAGGCATGGAGCCTTGAATAGAGATAATGTGATAAGGGTTTCGTGCAATGATTAAAGCAAGGATTGAGGTAGATTTTAATGTATCCATAATTTTTAAATTTTATTGATTAGTATTTTTTAATTTTGATATGCAAATATAAAGACTTTATTTTAATTATGCAATATCCCAGTTTACCTTTCGAAGGCCCCTAATGTCCTAGAATTATCTAAAATAACCATAATATAAATACTTATGCAATTAACAACAATATTACTAGGATGGCAATTAAAAATTGCCCCCTTGATTGCCTAGAAATTTATTAAATCCGAGGCCATTTATGGCATAAATTGTGTACCTAGTTTTATAAAATCCTAACCTAAAATGGCCCCTCTAGGTACACAATTTTAATATAAATCCTAGCCTCTTGGCAATTAAAATCCGAGTCTAGGTACACAAAATCACAACCTAAATCCTAGATTACACAAACTAGCCAAACAGAACACTTTTCAATTACACGTGTGAAGCTAAAATACATACGTATCTAAATCCCACCCATATTAGTATATTATATATAGGCGTTACTAAAATAGCTACGTGTCAAAAAGGCTCATATACGTATCTCAAAAACTATTGCCAGAGTGTACTTTTTGCTTTTCTGTGATTTGAGGGGCCATGTATGGTGATTTTATTGCCTAAAATGGCCTTTGGGGCCTCAAGGATTTAGTACTTTAAATTTTGAGAGCTATAGTGTTTGGTATAGTAGAACCCCATCTATGAGTATGTTCCTGACATTTTCGAAAAACCCCCGTTGGTACACAGAAAAGGAATAAACCAAGAGCCTAAGAAAGGTATATTAGTATTAGTTATATGTATTATATATTGATTGTGATATAGGGGATTTGTATCTTAGTTAGTGATATCTGTATATTCAGATTGTGTATATGATATAGGTAGGTTTATTGTATACCTTGTTATATATTATTTGTATATTTCTTTGTTGGGAGTGGGATAGGTGGGTTGTGTACCTAGTATCTGTATACTTGGTTTTATTTTGGTTTGGGAGGTAATTGATTATATACTTGGTTTGTGTACACAGAAATACCTAGAGTTTTCTGGGCTCTAGGTATTCTTTTTATTTATCTTTTGTGGTGTTGGGAGAGGGATACTAGATCTTCTGGGTTCTGAAGTATATCCTGTAGGTATGGGTTTATCTCTTGGATGTTATACTGGGCTTGGAACCTAGAGATGGTATCCTTTAGTTCATCTACTAGAGTATCATAGAGGTTATTGTATATTATCTCTTTGATTTTGGTTTGGACTTCTTTGTTTTGTTCTAAGGGTATTTGTCGGATGGTTGAGACTTGGATTTCTATTGGTTTCTCTAGGTCTGGTACCGTTGGTATGTTACCTATATAGTCTAGTCCAGAGATGAGTTCTAATATTTCTTCATTGGACATAAATAATATATTGTTGATGTCTTTGCATACTTTGCAGGTTAGTATTTGATTACCATTTTGGTTGATTGTGATTCTTGTTATTGTTTTCATAAGTTCTTTGTTTTTAGATGGTTATTTTTTCTCTTGGCATGGTTAGGACTTCATAGATAGCATCATCTACGTTGATATCGAAAAATGATGTATGGGAAATGATTTCCTCTAGGTCTTCCTCTTTTGGTTCCCATCCATAGTATCTGGCAATGATATAGGATTTAAGTATATTCTGGATATCTAGTACATACCTGATATCTAAGTTATGAGTACCTATGTGATAGGTACTCATGATATAAGCGATTGTTTTCATGGCATTATCCCAGTAATTTGTTTTTCGAATGTTTCTTGGTTATCAGGTTCTGGCCAGTTCATGGTTTCTTCCATGTATTCAACTACTAAGTCCATGAATTGTGCTTGTGATTTTGGATCAAGTGTTGAAATTTCTGTTTGTACTTCCCGTTGGATTTGGTCGTAGTGATAAGCAAAGGTTCGACGGATACGGGTTGAGATACCGGCATACTTTTTTAATAACTCATTATTTTTCATAAGTCTACAAATTAAAATGTTAATAATTAAATTTTACTCTGCAAAAGTAATATATTTATTTTATATATGCAAACCATGGTTATCCTGGCTGAGGAATGGGTATGATATCTGTTATGATGACTTTTTCTGAAGTAAGATCCCAATAGTTCTGGATTTCCTTCAGGGCATTAATCATATGTAGATGTTCTGGTATAAGTTCCTCTCCAGGATATCTGAGGTAATCTCTTATTTGTTCTGTTCGATAATTGATGGTAAAGGCTTGGGTATCCTTTAGTATTTCACGTACATGCGTTTGTCCGATATTATTTACCTGTATATTATCGAATATTTGATATGAAATTAGAAATCTACCTTGGGTTAGCATATATCTCTATTATTTGTTCATATTTATCTGTGCTAGTAAAAGTATCAAGGAAATAGTTATATTCCTTCTCGTTAGTATGGAATGGATGCTTGTGCAATTCATATTTGCAATAATGTTCCCATGGGTTACCTGGTATGAAGGTATCTAAGTTAGGCCCTGAGGAATTAAGGAATAGGACTAAGATAAGCCCTATTCCTATGTAATATAATGCTGTTCTCATAATTCGTTACAAATTAGTTTTATGTCAGTTAATTGATTCATGTATTCCTCTTCTGAGGATATATCCAGGGATTTACAGGCTATGTAGTGACCGTACATTGATATACCTGATTCATAGCCTTGGTCATCGTTTAGGAAGTTAGCTAAGCCTTTCCTATTGATTTCGATTACAGGATAGGGAGGTTCTCCATTGGTTGCTTCCTTATCGAAAGTAGCAAAGTCATAAGTATCTGTATCATCGGTCATAGTAGAGAATATTTCGATTAGCCAGGTAAAGTCCTCTAAGGGTACTTTGTCTAGCCATTCCCATCCGATTGGGTATTCGTTTACTGTTATGATTGGTTCCATGGTATTAAAATTCTAGGTTAAACAATTGAATAGTAAGCATACTTGGGAATTTTCCTCCTTCGTAATGAGTATTAGAAGTATTGGCATAGTTGTGGAAATCACCCTTTAGTGATATCTTAAGAATATCCAATAGCAATGGATATAACTTGTACTGGTTAGCATTTAGCCATTCGTTATATTCCTGGATATCCGATTCTGAAGTAAAAGTAGCAGAGAGTTGAATAAAGGGTTTATCCAATGAATCTGGGTTATGAATATTTGTCTTAAGCCAAACCTTGGAAAGCATGTGGGATTCCTTTTGCATTAGGTTAACTGAACCAGTATTTTGCCATTGTTCATATTGGTAAATTGTGATACCCGTTTTGAGTGCTGTTGTAATGTTGTTCAAGTTCATGACTGTCTAAATTTTAAATGAATAATATTTTCTTTTCTCTGATGCAAATTTAAAAATAATAAATTAATTATGCAATATCCCAGATTACTTAACTGAGGCTTCTATTGGGTATCTGATATAGCCT